TTTAATGCATCACCAAAATATTTTAAACCTTACTATTAATTTGGTAGGGTTCTTTATTTTCTCTATTTCTTATTTAGAATTGTTCTAAATAATTTGTATATTTGATTTTTGATTGTTAAGTTAACACACAATTATTAATTATATGGGTTGGATTGATAGGATTAAAAGTGGCTTTTCCACTGCTAAGAGTGCAGTTTATAGTGTCTCAAACTTAGATTTTGAGGAAATGAAAGGCTTTTTTAACTTTGGAAGTAGTAAAAAAGGAACTAGGGAATATCTAAATTCGTTTAAAAAAAATCCACTTGTTTATATGGTGGTGAATAAAGTTTCTCAAACAACCGCTGCAATGCCTCGTATTGTAGAAGATGAGAAAGGTGACGAAATATTAAAGTCAGATTTAAAAGCATTAATTGAGAATCCGAACCCCTCACAAAGTCAGATTGAATTTAATGAGGAGGTTAATGAATCGTTATTGCTTACAGGTGATGCGTTTATATTATATCATGACGATCCAGAGTTGATAGCCTTACCTGCAACATTAAAAGTATTAAAACCCGATAAGATACAACCAAAATTTAACAAGGGAGTAATTTTATTTTATGAGTATACAGACGAATTCGGAACAATTGTTACCTATTCATTTGATGATATACTACATATTAAAACATCAAACATTGTGACGGATGAGAGAACAGGATTTAAAACGGGGCTTTCACCATTGGAGGCGGGTTGGATAATTGTCGAATCATCAGATCAAAAATTTGAGGCAGAGGCTAGTATTTTCCAGAATAGAGGTATTATTGGTATTGTAACATCAAAAGGTGATACGCCAATGTTGGATGATGAGCGTAAAGAAATGCAGGAGCAATTTGATTCAGAGGTTGGCGGTGCGTCTAGGTTTAATAAGATTAAAGTATCATCAACAGAATTAAACTACCTGCAGACCGGAATGAGTCCAACGGATTTAAAACTAATTGAGGGTATTATATCATCTTTAAGGTTGATATGTGGGTTGTATGGAATGCCGAGCGTTTTATTTAATGATACTGCAAACAGTTCATTTAACAATTATACAACGGCTGTTGCTGTTAGTTATTCGGATGTTTATGTACCATTAGCGCGAAAAATTGATAATAAATTAAGTTCTTTTTTATCTGCTAAACTTAAAACTAATGAGTTTATACGTGTTGACAGTTCAAAAGTTGACGGTATTAAGGCATCAACAAATGAGGTTGCACAATCATTGAGCGATTTACCACAACTATTAGCAACAGCAATTGTTGGTGATATGTCTCGTAATGAGCGTAGAGATGTAGTAGGTTTACCACCTAAAGAGGGAGGAGATGAGATTACACCGACTATTCAACCAAATACAAGTATAAATGTATAATATGAAAAACTTAGATAAGATAAAAGCATTAAAAGACAAAACTAAAAAGGGTAAAATCTTGGCAGATATTGATAAGAAAAAATCTAAAACCATTTTAAAATGATTAAAAGCGCATATTTTCCAGGTAGAGAGTTTAGCACTAAGCAGGAATTGTTTAAGGCTTTAATTAAGCATAAAAGCGAATTAATCGGACTTAAAAAGGCTGAAATATTTAACAGTGACGGTTTGAAAGCTGACACTACAAAAGTAAGTAAAGAGGCTTTAAAAGGTATTAGTTTAGATAATGATTACAGTTATCACGTAATTAATACCACTAAATACATGGATTCTCACTCTGATGTGCATTTAAATGGTATCTGGAATAAATCAATCTCTGACAAACAAGGTAAAATTTACTTTGTTGTAGATCATGACTTATCAATTAAATCTGTCATTGCTTATCCTAAAGATGTTACAATGTATGTGCAGGATATTCCATGGCGTACATTAGGCAAAGATTTTGACGGCGAAACTCAAGCCTTAATTTTTAAGGTTAAAAAAGATAAAATTGTTTTAGATTCTGCAAAAAATATTATTGAAAACAAAATTGACATTGAACACTCAATAAGAATGCAGTACGTAAACATTGAATTGGCAATTGATGAGAGTGGTGAGGGATATGAGGATGAGAAAGCATTATTTGATGCAACCATTGGCCAAATAGCAAATAAAGGTACTGCAGTTGAGCAGGGTTATTTTTGGGTTGTAAAAGAGGCAAAGATTAGTCAAGAGGGTTCAATGGTTCTTAGAGGCTCAAATGATGCAACACCAATTTTGCAAGAGAGTAAAATTATCAAAGAAGAAAAAACAGAACAACCAACAACTAAAATTGTATTAAATCAATTTATGTTTTAAAATATTAGCCGTACCTTAGTACACTAAATAATGAGCCGCTTTTTAGCACTCGACAATTAAATTAAGTTTAACGCCGAAAAGAGGCAAAAAATTAGAAAAATGAAAAAAAGTATAATGACAATAGCAACTTTTTTAGTTGCCAACAAAATGTCCCAAGAGGATTTTGACGGTCAAACGCCTGTTTTGCAGTTAAAGGCATTTAATGAAATTAGCAAAAATAATGCTGAATTTATTGAGGAGTTGGAAAAAAACAGTGCATCAAAAGAAGATATTGACGCTGCAATTAAAGCCAAAGATGATGAGTATAAGACTCAACATAAGGCAGTGATTAAAACGTTGGGTATAATGTCAGAACGTTTAGAGAAAATGAACTCAGGAGGTTCAGCACCAAAAACTGCAACAATTAAATCTATTGTTGGTGAAAACTTCAAAGAAATTAGCGCATTAAAGGCTAATACTGATGATGAGTTTGAAATTAAGGCAGACGTTACAACTGCATCAATTGCAAACAACACTGGTTCGTTTAGAGACGAAACACTATCTCCTTTGAATACTCCATTTTTAACAATGGAAAATTTATTTCCTCATTTAACTTTAACAGGAAAAAAAGGAAATGTTAAAAAGACATATACCTATATGGATTGGGATGCTGCAACTGTTGTAAGAGCGGCAAAAATGATTGCAGAGTGTGGTTTATATGATCAATCGACTGTTGCGTGGATTGAAAAAAACATTCCAATTAGAAAAGTAGGTGATTCTATCCCTGTTTGTGAGGAGTTCTTTGAGGATGAGGATAATTTTGCTGTTGAATTGGAGTTCTTTTTACGTGATAGTGTCGCAATTGAGGTTAATGACCAAATTGTAAACGGTGACGGAACAGGTGAGAATTTAACAGGTTTAGTTGCTAGTTCAACGCCTTATGTTCCTGTTGCCTCTGGAATTACTGATGCATCAACTTATGATTTATTAGTTAAAGTTAGAGCATCAATTACTGCATTAGGTAAAAAGTTTATGCCAAACTTTGCTGTAATGAATAATACAGACATCTGTAAAATGAAATTAAAAAAGGACGGTAACAATAACTATGTTATGCCTCCATTTGCTGATAAAGATGGAAACATTGTTGACGGTATGACAATAATTGAAGATAATGCAATTGCTGCAAATACTTTAGTTGTTGGAGACCGTAGATTTGGTAGAATTATTGACAGAGTTGGAGTAACAGTTTCAAGAGGTTATGTTAATGATCAATATTTAAAAGATCAAACAACTTTAAAAATCCGTAGAAGATTAGCGTTTTTAATTAAAGACTCTGACAAGACTGGATTTGCTCATGTTACTGATATTGCTACTGCACTAATTACTTTAGCTTCATAATATAAAGTCCTTAAAAGATGAGAGAAATAATCTTTATTAAGGACTTTGCAAATAAAAAAAAAGGAGATTCTACTAAGTGTGACGGTCAATTGGCCTCACACTTAGTCAGAGTTGCCAAAGTTGCAAAGTATGCTGACACTGCTGAGAAATCAGATAAAACAATTGTAGACAAAATAAAGGACGGGATTAAAGAAATCACAGGTAATAATTAAAAAATGGCAATTCTAACAATAGACGATTTTGAAAATGGGAGGTATTCAATACCTGTTAATCCTACTCAGGAAACTGATTTGATGGATAAGATAGTATTTGTAGAAAACAAGTATTTGCCTAGGTTGTTTGGTGTTGAGTTGTATGATTTGTTTATTGCTGATTTGGTTTTGCCTGTTGAAGGTGAGCCAACCGCACCAAGATTTGTGAAAGTCTTTAACGCTTTCAACTATCAACAAGAGGGACATTGTGAGAAACTTGTACGTTCTGAGGGGATAAAAGAAATGTTAAAAGGTTTTGTTTACTATCTATACACTAGGGACGTAGTTAGCCGAATTACTACAGTAGGGATTAAAAAAACTAAATCAGAGAACAGTGAAAACATTACAGCTATAAAACATGACATTACGGGCCGTTTTAACGACTCAGTAAGAACGTTTAAGGCTATACAGTTTTATATCTGCGATAATGATGAGTTTGATTATCCTGAGTTCAAAGGAGTTAATGAGTGCTTTAATCACATATTTTAATGGATAATAATTTAGTTGACATAATAGAGTTTATAGTATCAGAGATAAATACAGCTTTACCGGTTGTTAGTATTGATGGTAATAAAGTTTATTTGTGTAATACTTTACATTTGACTATTGATAAAATTGTAACAGATTCAATTGGTAATCAATATAAAGTCACTGAGTTTGAAATTAATGATTATGTTATTATTGAACCGTTTGGCCATGCAATACCGTTTGCAGGTGATGTTTTAAACGCACCGCCTTTAACGTATTTACATGGAGATCCTAAAAGCACAAATGATGAGTATTTGCAAAAGGACCAAAAAACCTCAAAGAAAACCCCTTTTATTTGGTTGGTAGAAAGTTATAATTACGACATACCAAACTTAGACTCAGCAATTGAGAAAAGTTTTAAACCTCGTATTTTTATAATGGATTGGGCAAACACTCCAAAATGGCAAAATACCGATCATAACAACTTTGTAATTAAACCAATGGAAAACCTTTTAAAGGAATTTCTTTTAGTTATAGAGAATGATTTTAATTTTAAAAGATTGGATTCTGTTAGTATTGATGTTAGACCGAGATTTGGCGACAAACTGCAAAGACCTGATAATTTTATAATTGATGAGGATTTGAGCGGTATAGATATTGGTTTTAATTTACAGGTTTATGACATTTCACTGTGTAAATGTTAAAAAATAGTTTAATTTTAGTAAAAAATAGAAAAAAATGAGTGGAATTAATTGTAATTGTGGGGACGTTAAGTTTCCAAACATGGGTAGGCCAAACTGTGTTATAGAACAGAAAACAATGGCAATGCCTTGGTTTAGGTCTAAATTTAAAAAAGACGGAACCAAAAACTATATTGATGTAAACGCTGATCCGTCAACAATTTTAGATTCAAACGGGGCCGCAGGTAATTATGCAACTTTAGGTGATTATGTTAAGGATTTAGCGCAAAACCCTAATTGGGACGCATCAGAGAGATTGTATCCATTGCCTAGAGTAGAGGGAGCAACATTTGAGAGAACTGAAACAGTTTTTGAAACTGCACCAAGTACTAAAAAGTATAAAATTGATGGAGTTGGTGGTGTGAGAACTATGGCTTTTCAATTATGGGCAAAAGATGCAGTAAACCAATTATACAGAGAGTTAAAAACTGTTGGTTGTAATGATCTTGAATTTTATTTAATTGATATTGCATCAACTGTTTGGGGTATTATGGATGATCCATCAACTGGGTTAGTTAGAGGATATGATTTATCTGCTGAGACTTTTGACGTATTCAAAGACTATGCAACAGATACAACGGTACAAAAATTAAATGTATCAGTTGACTTTGACAATGAGGAATGTGAGGAAAATAGTTATGCAATTACTGCAGATGAGTTAGGTTTTAAAGCTACTCAAATTAAAGGTTTACAATCTGCATCAATTGTTGCTGATAATACAGACCTTAGCACAATTGTGGCTACTGTTTCAACAGGTTTTTTAACAGCACAAAACCCTGGCAAAGTTGTTGGAATGTTAGATGCTGCGTTTATCGTTGAGGATTTAGCTGCTCCAGGTGTGCCATTGGCTCACACAGGAACAGTTGAGAATCCAGACGGAACTTATACAATCTCAATGACTGTTGCATTGACTGCAACTAATACTTATATTATAAAAGCATCTGCAACGGGTTACGACATTGCAGACGGTTCATTTGAGGCCTAATGTCAGAAAAGAAAACGGTTAAAAAACCAATTAAAATAAGTGGTTACTTAGAATTAGGTAACCACTTTTATAAAGTGTCTTGGCTTAAAAGCGTAACGGAAAAACAAGCAATTAAAATACTTTGTAAGATTGGCAGAGATATTAACCAAGTAAAAAACGCTCATAAACGGGCAAATGGTTTATCAGTCCGAAATCAGGATAAATAAATTAATAATTCTAAAGGGTGTGTTTAATTGCACACCCTTTTTTTATACAAAATATGGACTACCGAAACAAAAAAGACGTTGAAGTCATACAGTTACCTGCTGCATTTATTGAGGAAAAACGGTTAAAATGTGCGCCCTGTAGTACTTGTAAACAGTTAGTTTTAGCACACCCAACAGAAAACGAGAATTATAAGAACGATAAAAAAGGCGTTTTTTTAAGAAAGGGCTTAGATGCTGATGTTATTAGTTTCTCCATGGAGGACGAAAACGGCGACACTATACCAAATTTAGGTGATATTGTTAATTTCACAAATGATAATTTAACTATTGGTTTTATTTATGATTGGCAAAAAATAATAATTGCTCACGGGGCCCAATGTTACAAAATAAAGGTTAATTTTTTAATTGCCGGTATAAATGGAGACTATACAATTGGTACATATTCATTAAAACAGTATTCAATTGTAACAGCACGTCAAACTGTTAGAGTAATGAGCAAATTTAATTCATTCTCATTAAAGTATAATATTGACTTTACAGATAGTGATTTTGTTGATTCAGTTCGTTTTAATGGCTACTTTGGAGATAAACAACCAAATACTGAGGTAAACCAATTAATTAACAAGGGGCGTGTTTCTGATAAAGTAACAAGAGAAAACCTAAATACTTATTTTTTAAGAACGGACCCGATTAATGTATGCTATACAAAGCAACTTTTAGAAATGCACTTTTTGCATGAGGATGAGTTGTTAATTTCTGATCATAACGCATCAAACCACAGTTACGATTATTTTGACACTAAAGTTGTCCTGGAGGAATCTGCAGAGGTTATTTATACAGATGGAAATCGTAAAGCAAAAATAAACGCTACCTTTAGCGATAGAACGAAAAAAGACAAATCATATTATAATCAAAAGTAACTATGGGACTATTTTTATATATAATTGCTTCAATTGTAACTCCAATATTTAACCAGATTGGATTTATTACTATTTTATTCAAAAAAAAAGAGGTACGAAACAAAGCATTTAAAGATTTGGCAATTAGTAAGGACCAGTTAAGCGGTGTTTATGTCTAATTTTGGTTTAAGAAATGGATGCTAAAAAAAGAATCTAAACATTTGTTTGGCTCACCGGATGAAACTATAAGTTCAGTTTTTTGAAAAAATAAAAGAGAAAACACACTAACTAAATTCGGTTTATATTGGGCTAATTGGTTAAATAAAAGAGAAGATAAACACGTTGAATTGTCAATTGAAGATGATGAAACACAAAAAACCGTTAAATAATGGCATTTAAATTTGAAATAAGGGATACTCATTTTCTAGTAATTACAGATACTACGATTGTGGACCCAGTAGAAACTATTTTGGTTGATATGCCAAAAGCTGACGCATATTTTGATCACAGACTTTTAAAAGTTAGACAAGATTTGCAAAAAAGTGAACACGTTTATATTTATGATAAAAACTGCAACTCAACAGAGGGCTCAAAAATGTTTAAACATTTGTTATCTGAATGTTTAGATAATAATGACGTACCATTTACAAAAGCATCATTTATAACTTGGATGCGTACAAATACGGGTTTTAAGACGGCATCAGGAGGAAGTGGTGCATTGCCTTGGTTATATTCGGCAATTAATTATACAGATTTAACAACAGTAATTGCACCAACAGCCAATGAGGGTGAATTAGCCGTTGTTTACGGAAGTCAAGGAGTATGGCCAATTAACAGGAGGTTAAAAGGTGTCTATATGTATCAGTCTGGCGTTTGGGAGTATGCAAACCAAGAGTTACAAGATAGATTGTCTGCAAAAATTGATAGTACAACAGGTGAATTTGTAGATAATACAGACCCATTAAACCCGATAGTTATAGAGCCAGCCTATTCATCTTTAAAATCACTAGATAATATTGTTAGATTAAATCAAACAACTGAATCTCTAATGAATATGCAAGTTAATCAATATGAGCAATATTTAGAAATTGATTTTTCACCAACAACAACGGGAAAATATACTATAGATACCAGTTTTACTTATAGTCATAATGTAACAAATGATAATTTTATTGCTGAGTTATCGGTTGCAGGAACAGGTCCAAATCCTTTAAATAGTAACTATGTGTTTCTTAGTATTGAGTCAAAAGATTCTGCAGGTGGTCCCGGTATATTATCGAACATTGTACAAAACAATATTATTATAGGAAATGCTGTTACAGGTACGGATCAAAGGGTTGCCACTTCTCATAAAGATGAGTTTCTTTTTATAGTTGGGAATACTTACAAAGTAACTTTACTTTTTGGATCCGAAACAGAAAACGATAGAGCAACTATTTATAAGGGAATATTAGCAATTAAACAACAAACAATTATTTAATTATGAAGTTATTTAAACATAAAAGTTTTGATTCTAACCTGGGTATGTACCCAGTAAATGTGGTTATAACTGCTGAAATGATTAATCCTTTTGTTTGGGCATTGGTTGCTCCGTCTGTTAATTACTCAGAGGCCACTACTGTACCTTTACTAATAGAGCATGAAACGGAGTTGATAACACAGAGGCAATTAGACGGCAGAGAAACATATATTTCAACCTTAGCAGAACTAAGGGTGAGCCGTTTGGCTAGTGGTGAAGACCACGAAACGTATAATAATCTGGTATATATACCTTTAAGCCTAACAATAAACCAGATAAATATAGGCGGTTGGATAAGTGCCTATGAGGACCTAAACAACACAGCTACAAACGCCATTTTCACCGTAGATATGAAAAAATCATTTAGATTAAAATTATCAAATTACATTGTAAACAGTGGTAATTATGAGGAATATAATAATAGTTCTATTGATGCAGATGGTTTTATAATTTAATTATTGCTAAATAATGCTTACTTTTAACAAAAAAACAATAACATGAAACAGGTAGAGATAAAAGTCACTATTAACGGAATAGAGCAAACAATATCAGTTAGATTTGATGGTAAATATATGCCTGTAGAATTAGATACTTTCATAGTAGAACATATCGGAGGGAGACCGAAAGACCGTAAATAAATGATCGGTTTTTTAAAAAATAATAGAACCCTAATAGTAAAAACATCTTTATTATTAGGGTTTATTTGCGCTATGTTTGGCAGTTTGATTGGTCAAACTTTTCTATGGGATGATAGTTATTATCATTTAATGGAATTGGGGTTTGTATTTTATTTGTATGCTTTTTACACATTATCATTAAAAGACAGTAAAGCATTTAACAGCCTTTGGCAAACTATTACATTAATAATTTTACTTTGTTCCGTGTCGACAATAGTAGACGAAATATTTTATGATGCAACCACAGTAGAACTCAACGACCTTGTAAGAATAACAACAATTATATTAATATCAATTAAGATTAAATACAAACGAACCTATGGAAAACACGATATTTGAAACTATGAAAAATGCATTTTCAACGTACTCAATGGAGGTCACTCTGTTTATTGCCGGATCACTTGGAGCCTTAATATCAGATAATAGATTAGATGTTAAATTAACAAGGAAACAAAGACTAATTAGGATGATTTTTGGCGGTGTTACAGCTATATTTTCAACTCAATTAATAGTAGAGCTATTAAGTTCGTTTACTTCTATAGAGTTAAGCCATACAGCAAGTGCAGGTGTAGGTTTCTATCTTGGTCATATTGGATTAAGTGGAATCACTAGATTAATGGTTAAATATTCAGAAAGAAAAACAAAATGAAAATTCTAAACGACACATTAAAAGACGACAAAGGAAAATATAGCCGAAAATCCTTAACTGCATTGGCATCATTTGTAATTGGTGTTTTTTATGGAGCATTTTTATCTCCTATACTTGAATTGTTTTTTAACGTATGTTGGCAACCATTGGACTATGTTTTTTATACCTTAATGTTGATGGGTGGAGGAACTATTATTTTAACTTTATTGGAAAAACTAGAGAGGTTTAAAAAATAATCGTATATTTACAACGCTTTACGGATTGAGTTTTTGATCGGAATCAATCTAAATTTTGTATTTATTGGAAAAGGTAGTATCATTAATTTGATTACTACCTTTTTTATTTTACTTAAACTATGTTT